CGCAGCTGGTCGCTGCCGGACATATCCCGCCAGTGCTTTCCTTTATAAGTAAGAGCACCGTCTTCCACGCTCAGCTCCGGCAGGGGTAGGTCGGCACCGTTCAGCAGGGCCATGCGCTCGGCACGCTTGTCCTCGATCTGGCCGGTCAGCTTGTCGTAGTCGCTGGCATACTGGGCGGCTTCGTCCTCGGCCCGGGATTTTTCCAGATTGGCGCGCACCTTCTGGTTGGTCTCCTCGATGCTCCGGATGGAGGCTTCCAGTTCGGCGGTGGATTCGTCCTGAAGATCTTCAGCAGCAGTCTGGGCGATTTTTACATCGGCCTGCATGGTCGCCAGCCGCTGCTTTTCGCCAGTCAGCTGAAACTCAAGGTCTGCAACGACCTTTTTCTGCCGTTCAAGCAAATCCGAGAGCTGGGCCAGCTGCGTCCGCTTGCGCTGGTTCTCGCCGTTGCGGGCAAGGATGTCCTGTTGCTGGCGGATGAGGTCGGAAGCGCTGACCGGCTCCTCCGGTGCATCCGGGTAGGAGATCAGCTCCTCGGCAAAGTGCTTTTTCTGGGCGGCCAGCTGACCGGTGAAGGTGCGCTTGTCGTACAGGCCCTTGATCTCCAGATCCCGGGTGTGCAGCTCGGCCCCAATGCCGATGATGCGCAGCAGGATGTCAGCCTTTTCCTTGTCCGATGCCTCCATAAAGCGGGGCAGGTCGAGGGCCAGCGGCTCCACAAAGGCGTTGAGCAGCTGCTGGCCGCTGCGCCGTCCGGTGGGGTCGGTAACGGTCAGGCTGGCGTTTTTGCCCTTGCGCTCCACGATCACGCCGTTGGACAGGGTGACCTTGAGGTGGGCCGGGGCGACCGCCCCGTCCCGCTGTGCGGCAGTGGGGCGGAAGCGCTCCCCGCCCAGCGCCCACGCCAGCGCGTCCAGCACACTGGTCTTGCCCTGATTGTTGTTGCCGCCCACGAGAGTGAGCCCGGTGGGCGACGGGGTGAGCGCAACGGCCTTGATGCGCTTGACGTTCTCGGCTTCCAGCGCCGTGATCTTTACAGACATTGTGATACCTCCCCTTGAATTTGTCCCAGTGTACGGATGAGCTGATTGGCGACGGCTTCCCGCTGCTCCTGCGGCAGCTTGCGGAGGGACGGAATCACCATTTTGCCGATGTTCTGGAAAGAACGGTCGGCCAGCAGCACGTTGTCATAGGAGCTGTGGGCATCCTGTTCGCTGCCGGAAGAAGCCTGTTCCAGCTGCGCCCGCAGCTCGGCGGTCATCTCGGCGGCCATTTCCCTGGCCTGACGCTCCACCTCTTCCTTGTCCACCACCGCAGTGATGGGCTGCTTCTTGAGTGCATCATTCTCGGCCTTGAGCTTATCACCCCGGAGCTTGGCGGCCTCGGCCACCTGCCGGGAGCCTGCCAGCTGGTTCTCCGCGTCCTTGGCGCGGGCTTCGGCCCTGTCGCGCTCAGCTTCGGCTTTCTGGCGCTGGAGGTTGGCCGCAATGCGGCTCTCGTCTGCATCGTGGTAGCTCTGCTGGAGCTTGGCGTTCTGCTCGGTCAGGCCCTGCACGTCCGCAAGGGCGGCATCCCGCTGGGCTTCGACATCTTGGATGTGGCTTTCCGCCCAAGCAGCCCGATTCTGGGCACCCAGCAGCTTGTCCCGCTCAGCCTCGGCAGCATCGGCCCGCTCTTTCTCGGCCTTGATCTGGGCAAGGGCTTCCTGATACTGCTTGTGCGTTGTGATATCACCGCTCTTGACCTGTGCCACCAGCTCTGCGGGGGCGCTGGGCTTTGCCACGGCATACAGCAGAGACGGAGACAACTCTTTCAGCACACGCTGCTGGCGGGGGCTGCTGTTGTCCATCAGGGCGGCCACCTGTAACAGCCGGTAAGCGGTATCTTTGGTGATGCCGATGGACACGCACCACGCCCGGAAGGTGTCGTCACAGTGCTGATTGTTATGAGCTCGTCGCAAATTGCGACAAGCTCCATCGCTACCGTTTTCCAATTGTTGGACAACGGTGCCACACAGTGCATCATGGGCGGCGGCAATGGCATTGCCCATGTGGACAAGGCCGCGCTCGGCCAGCTTTTTGCCGTGCTGGTACTCCTTTTCTGCAAAGTGCAGGTCATCCACGGTCTGTGCATCCAGCCCGGAGTAATCGAACGCCGGGCGGATCTCGTCCGGGATCATGGTCAGGGGCTTGCTTTGCAGAGCGTCCATGCTGTCCATGCTTTCCAGCGCAGCGGCTGCGTCCAGTTTGGAGGGCATCATACCCGCACCTCCGTGTCCTTGAGGCAGTCCAGCAGCTCGGCGAGCAGGGCACCGGACAGCGGCTTGATGTCGCCGCCACGCCAGCCATAGCAGAAGATGGTGCCGCACAGGGGCTGGCCGCGCACCACACGGTTGACCGGCTGGCCCGCCGTGCGGAAGAACAGCACCGCCGGGGTGCGCGGGAAGATGTAATGCTCCACCGTGCCGCCAAGCTGGGCCTCCATAGCGGAGAGGGTGTCCGGCAGATTTGCCGGTTCCGGGGCGCGGCCCGGTTCGATCAGAATACCTTTCATGCTTGTAAAAACCTCCAAAGTGTGTTATTCTTCGGGGTGATGGGGAGTAGAGAATCCATCACCCTTGGGCTCGTCCGTGCTGCGAACACGGGCGGGCCTTTTTGTTTTGCGTGGCAAGCTGTCCACCTCGCTGCGCGGGATGAGCTCCCGCTGGCAAATGTACTTGACGTGCTGCCTGCCGTCCTTGAACCAGTGGCAGACGGAAGCGGCAAAAGAATTTGCGCTGGCGTAGCCCAGCCGCCGGGCGCACATGGCAGCCGTGCCGCTGGCAATCAGGTCACCGCTCTTGGCGTCCCAGACCGTATACCAAAAGGCATTGTTGACAAGGTCAGGCATGGGCCTCGTCCTCCATGAGCTGCAGCACACCTTCCAGCTCCTCGGCCACAATGTCATAGGCCTCGGCCCGGCCCTCGCACTGGTGCTGATCAGACAGCCAGCGGGCCGTCGTCACGGCATCCCGGTTGCGTTGGGCGAGCCGTCTGTATTGCCTGTGTAGGCTCTCGACGTACTCCTTGGCGGTCATGCATCAACCCACCTTCCGTTTGCTCTTCACGGTGTTCCTGGCCTGCTTGTGGACTTTCTTGCTGGCCCGCTCCTCGGCGTCCTGCACGGCAAAGCTGATGCGCATCAGGGCAAGGGCAGCCAGAATGAGCACCATGGCGGTGGTGAACTCGCCGTCGGTGATCGTGCCGCCCAGCTGGGCCCCGCCTTCAATGCCCATGGCGTACAGCAGGCCTGCGCCCAGACAGGCGGCTGCCAGCACCTGCAAAACGGTGGATTTGATTCTCATGCCTCTTCCTCCTCTTCCAAATTCAGCCCTCGCTTCCACGAGGGGTAGCACTTATCGGTGTCCCAGCCCACGACGGTGTGCCACTCACCGTTGGCAAAGATCTGGATGGGTACGGACTTGAGCCCGGCCACATCTCGGCCCAGCTTGTAGATGCCAGACCCTGCGGTGATATCGCACCGGAACCAAGCGTGCGCCATGAGCGGCGCAATGTACGGCAGGCCGATGGGGGCCTGCGCCCGTTCACGGGCGGGGATAATTGTGGTGGTCATAATGTCCTCCTTACTTGTAGCTGCGCTTCTGGACGCTGGTGCGGCCGTAGCGCATGAAGTAGATAAAGCCAAGCCGCGGGATGCGGATGGTACTGCCGTACAGGATCACCGGGAAGCCCAGGGCTCCGGCGTCGATCTGCGCTTGGCTGCGGATGGACTGCACGCTGCAGCCCAGGAACTGCGCCACCTGCTCGGCGGTCAGGGTCTGCTGGGGGTAGGTCTCCAGCTCGTCCAGCGTGGCGGGGAACGGGGTCTTTTCCATAGATCATTCCTCCTTCTTGTCCGGCAGGGCGATCTCCATCGCCGTCTGCATGATCTCGTCAAAGCCCGGCAGGCCAAAGGCTACGATGCTCAGCTGGTCAATGCGGCTGTTCAGCTCGCCCTGCGCCTGCTGCACAAGGTTCTCCGCTCTGCGCAGCCGGTCGCAGGCACCGCCGTACAGGGACTTCCACTTTTGGAAGTGTTCCTTGAAATCGTCCCGGTCTTTGATGAAGTCGTCACGCATGGCCGTGACGTTGGCCAGGGCGGCCTTGGCTTCGCTCACGGCCTGAATGGCGGCGTTCAGCCGGGTGTTGGTGGCTTCCAGCTGCTCGATGTGCTGCTTGGCCTGGAAGCTCTCGTATGCGCCGGTCTTGTGGATGGCGGGCAGCACCTCGCTGGTGACCCAGTGCTTGAAGGCCTTGGCCTTGGGCATCTTGCTGCTCAAAATCAGGCTGTACAGGCCGCTCTCGTTGATGAGGGCGGTCTTAGTGGCACCGGAGAGGGTGTCGTGTTTCACGATCCCAGCGCTTGCAGAGGGCACATCCCTTTTTTGGGTATCTGCCCCTTGCGGCAGAACCTCAAGTCGTTTGTCCTCGTCGTCAACGTGCTTGAGAATGGCGTTGCTGGGATTCTTGTACCCCAGTGCAATGGCAACGTCCTTGCCGACCAGCCAGGGCGTGCCGTTGATCTCCACGGTGCGCACCTGCCCGAACTCGGGGTTTGAGAATGTGGTTAAGTCGTTCATGTGGGTTTGACCTCCTTGTGGGTGGCTCCCTTCTGCGGTAGAATAGAGGGGCAGAAGGGAGGTGGAAATAATGGAACCTACGGCAAATGCGGGAATGTCTGTTTCAGACTGGTCATCGTTGGTAGCGATGGTTGTAGCAATCTGTGCATTGTTTTCTCCGGCTTTAACAGCCTTCTTCAACAATCAACATCAGCTTGAAATGAAAAAATTGGAGTATGAACATCAGGAACGCGAAGCACAGCAAAAGCGAGAACGCGAAATATATGAAGGTTATATTCGAGCTGCCGGTGCTGCGATTCAATATCAGACCAAAGAAAGCATTCAAACCTTTGGAGAGCATTCGGCTCTTGCAATGTACTATGTACCAGAAGAATTACGCGCTGATATGGTTTTGTTGGAAAAGCTCGCGCAACGTAGAGAAAGCTATGATGATTTGCTTGTAAGAAAAGTGGAATTGCTGAATAGAATCATTGTTAAAATGCGAGAGCTACGAGGAGCACAGTCGTCAACGCACCAACAATGATGGAGTAGATGGGATACCACGTCATGAGATCCGGCACGAGTTTCTTTGTGAGCAGATTGCACAAGACGATGACAGCCCAGAGTATCGGAATCAGCTTTAGCGTAAACACTGTGGACAATCCTCCTTATTCAGATTTATCCGAATTATGATATGGTAGCTCGACATTCTGCACCACCAGCTACTCTCTGCCGTCACGCCAGTCCGGTTGACCAACTCTTCCACAAGCTGCGAAGTCGGTACATCTTTCAGCGCCCAGCGTTCCTCTTCCACAGGTTCGCTGGGCTTTTTGTTGTTGTCCATCTTCTTCACCTCCTTGTGTGCACCTCGCTCCTGCGATACAATAAAAACAGGAAGGAGGTGGTAATCATGAATCGCGTTGTGGTAACGCACAAAGATGATGCACAGCGGTACATAAAAAGCGGTTGAACGCTTGAGAGTGAACATGAAGTGATTCTGCCGGGAATCAACAAACAGTACACGGAATGTACGCTGTACTGGAAACAGTCGGGCGAACCGGCTGCACCGGATGGGCCGGAAGTGGAGCTAAAGACAAAGGATGTCACACCCAGCCCAAAACGTAGACGATAGAGCCGTCTGCCGCAATCTTTGCATCAAAAGCTATCCAGTTGCCGCTGGATAGCTTTTTTGCTACCTCGTTGCAGTCAGCGGTTTTGTAAATCCCCCGCACGGCACGTTCTGCGTCATTTCGGGGCGGTCGCTCCATGAGCGAGAGCGTCACGGGGTACGCAGGAATATCCGAAAGTTCCTTCATCTTCTTCACCTCCTTTGGAATGAACTTGCGAAAACTAAAGTTTTGCGGCAAAAAAATAAGCGGGGATTTCTGCGTCAGGGATTGCGAGGACACGGCATAAATCACGGATTTCGGTCTGAGTGAAGTCCGTGTGACCACGCAACTTTTTGTTTAAAGTTGTAGGAGAAATGCCGATTTTCTGCGCAACATCGCTCTGCGTCATACCTCTGGCGCGGATGCGGCCAAGCAGATTTAAGTAATCCATTTGTATCACCTCCTTGCCAATACTATACAACTTGCGATTTCTAAAGTAAATACGTTTTCTAAAGATTTTTGAAAAATATCTTGCGTTTTCTATAAAATGGCGCTATACTGTGAATAAGACATGACGGAGGTACGTTCAAATGAAAAAGAGCGATTTCGCAAGTCGGCTATCACAGGCTCTCGAGGCACGAGGGATGAAGGCCGCAGACCTCTCCAAGAAAACGAAGGTAGCAGAAGGCACTATAAGTTGTTATATAAATGGACGCTATGAGGCAAAGCAAAACCGTGTGCAGGTCTTTGCTGAGGCGTTGGACGTGAATCCGGCATGGCTCATGGGCTATGATGTACCAATGGAAGCGGAGCGCTCCCAGCCCGCCCCCGCACCCCGTCCCATCCCGAAGGGGTTTGAGCCGATGCCCAAGATGAAGAAGATCCCGCTGGTGGGCTCGATCGCCTGCGGCACGCCCATCCTGGCCCAGCAGAACATTGAAAAAATCGTGGACGTGCCGGAGAACATCCGGTGCGATTTCTCCCTCACCTGCCACGGCGACAGCATGGAGGGTGCCGGCATCCATGACCGGGACGTGGTGTATATCCGCATCCAGCCCGAGGTGGAGAACGGCGAGATCGCCGCGGTGCGCATCGGCGAGGAAGCCACCCTCAAGCGGGTGTACTACCAGAACGGCACCCTGACCCTGATGCCCGCAAACGCCGCCTATGCGCCCATGGTCTACACCGGCCCGGAACTGAACGACGTGCAGATCGAGGGCAAGGCCGTGGGCTGGACCCACTGGGTGGGGTGAAACCCCGCCACGCCTCTCAATGATGCGTACCATGGCGGGGTCGCTTTATTATGAGTTGCCGAGGAATCCTCGGTAGTTGAACAAAACAAAAAACGCCCGGCCATGTTGCAGCATGACCGGGCAGAAAAGGAGGAAAATGGAATTGACTTTAAATCAGGATTGTATCCGTGATGTGCTGCTGCAGGTCGAGGCTGCAGGGCTGGCGGATTACATCACGGAGAAAACGCTTCATGCGAAGCTGCCAGCCTACACAGAGGACGAAATCTGCTATGCCTGCTATATGCTGGGTGATGCAGGTTATCTGGAGATTGAGAAAGACCGCTATATTCGTCACGTTGGTGTGACGGTCCATGGAATGACTTATAAAGGGCACGGCTTTCTTGATCAGATCAGAGACGCAACGGTATGGGACAAGGTGAAAAAGCGGGCAAAAGCGCTTGGAACAGTGGCCCTGACAGCACTGGTAGATATCGCAAAGGATGTTATTGCGGCGAAGCTGTCTGGCTGATGTCAAGATCGACGTCACCATCAGCAATGAAATCAAGTCGAACGTGCGCACCCCAGTGATCACTATCCTGCTTGACTTCGTAAGCAAGCACATTGCTGATTTCGGTGCCGTTGACGGCGATACAAGAGTTTTTATCTTTGATGTGGATTTTGATGGAATTCACCGGGATGACTCCTTTCGATTATTTTCTTTTTATTATTATACATCAAAATTGTGCTAAAGTATAGCATGATTTTGATTCCGCGGCAAAAGAAAACGCCCCCGGTGCTGGAACACCGAGAGCGTTTATAGAATGGCTTGCCCACAAGGGTACAAGACAACCTAACCAACTGTTATTGTACTCCAAAAGGGCAGGCTTGTCAAAGTGTACCCTTCTGGAGGTGAAAAGAATGTTTGAATGCCCGAAATGCCACAAGGAGCTGCCAGACGGTGCAGCATGGTGCTGTTGGTGCGGCGCAAAGCTGGTGGCCACACGGAAGCCCCGTGCCCGGTCGAACGGGGAGGGGAGTGTCTACCAGTACGGCAATGTTGGCAAGTGGCGTGCCGAAATCAACATCTATAAGGATGGCGTGCGTTACCACAAGATCCGCAG